CTCCTAATAATCTTTTTCTTTGGCCATCTTCCAGAAAGAAGATTGCACATGATTGTTTTTCTTGGTTGGATAATCCTTAGTTGCAATATCAACATCGGCCTCTCCGCCATGTGCTGATAAATTCAAATTCTTTTTATCCTTTACTTTGGGATAGGGCTTACCAAGGTCACCCTGCTTATATTTGGTCATTATTGGTTGTGGCATTCAGCCCTCCTTTATTTTTAATTTTAAATAATCCATTAGTTTTGGATTATCTACAAATATTGTCGTTAAACCATTAGCTAAACCATTAACTACTAGTTCTTCTACCTTCTCCTCTAAATCCATATTCCATTGATATATTATTCCGTGTAAACACTCATGGATTATCGTGTTAGCATGAGAAACTCCTTTTTCTGTAGCTACATATCCTATAACACCTTCCTTGGCAAAAAACTGTCCATGTGCATCATTGGCACTTGCAACAGTTTGTTTCCATTCTTCCAGTTTATATTCTCTATACCCTATTTTAATTTTATCTGGTGTCTCCATTAATATCCAAATATTCTATCCGCAGGTTCAAATTTAGGGTCTTTTTCCTTTTGCAAAAATCCAACTCCTGAATTAGGATTCACAGGTCTGCTCATCACTCCGTATCGAAGTGCGTCATAAGCATGGTCTTCTGCATCAGTGTCAACATCCTCCGGATTATTATTATCCACTGGTAGTAAAGGAAGTGTTCTAATTAAATTAGTACATGTTGTAAAAATCTTTAATCGTGTCTGTTCAAGTTCCTCATCAAATTTCAAGCGTTTGTGCAATTCCATCTTTCCGTTCACCCTGCTTTTTGGTGACCTGTCTGATGGTCTCCACCTGCAACCTTCTTGTATCATTGTCTCTGCTATGCTTGGGCCAACATCACCACGTCTTGCCCATGTAGAGGAATCCAGAACTCCGTATTTAATATATTCACCGTGTTCCATATTCATGACTTGCTTTGCAAAAACATCGGCTGTCATTTTATTTCTGTAGAGTTCACGGTAAACCCAGAGATGATTATCCCAGTCAATAGCAAACCATAAAACACAGGCAGGAGAAGAATATCCCCAGTCACAAGAACGAAAGCGAGTCCAACTGCGAGGGATGTCAAAGGGTTCAACAGTATGTATATCTTTATTAAATTCAGGAAACGCTGAATTTTCAAAAGCATCCCAGTCTCCTTCCAGAAATTGTTTTCTTTGTACCTCAGGCAATGAAGACAACATTGCATAGTAATCTTCTGTTTGCATAAGATAAGGATTATCCTGCAGTTTTGCCGGTATAAACCGTCTTGTTATTTTCTTAATACCTGTTGGTGTGTCAATGCTGATATGAAAAGGTACATTTGGCTGAGAAGGATTAACAAACATTTCTCTAACCCACTGTGAACCCACGTTACCCGGATTGCCCGTTGCTCGCATGAACACAGGTATGGCCGGGTCAACGCTTCGAAGAGAGGAACGCAAAAAGTTATATATATCGGGAGTTGGATATTGTGGTAATTCATCTATTCCAATCCATGTGTATGATTGTCCTTGATAACGCAGAGCGTCTGTCATGTTATCTGCATAACCAAATTCAATCCGTGCACCAGATGGGAACCGCCATTCCTTCTCTTGCTCTCTCCACCGTGCTCCGGGATACGCTTTTCCGTATAATCGTTGTGAATGCGTAATCATGTCTCGAAGCTCAGGCATTGTTTTCCGTATTAATAACGCCCTGTGATTCTGTTTGGTACAATAACGTAAAGGGTCAACCAACATGGCATAGGATTTTCCTCCACCACGTGCACCACCATAAAAGACTTCCCTTTCTGCCGATGCCAAGAACTGTGTTTGCGGCCCCTTGTTCGGTTTGAATACAACGTTTTGTGTATCAACTAAATCACGAACATTATCCGGTATAGATTCTAAAATCCGTTCATCAATAACTTGTGTTTCTTTTCCGTCTAAAACTTTTTCTATATGCTTTAGATTTTCTTTTTTTGTCTGTGCAACCCGTGTCGCACTTTGCAGCTTGCTCTTTAACTTATTAAGTTTGGTCTGTTGCTTTTTCATGGACAGTCTTGCCGACTGTCTTGCTTTTGCTAAAGACGCAATAGGTTTTGATTCTCTTTTCTTTCCCCGACTGCTTTTAAGTTTTGGAGGTGGTATATCATTCACGTTAATACCTATTGACTGCTTTCAATAGTCCAACATGACTGATATAACGTCCCGTTTTCTTTGTCACCCAGTTGGCCACTTCCCTGTAGGAAGAATTATCCAGATAAACTTTTGCCTGTTCTAACGCTTCCAGCTCTTCCTGAATCGGCTCCAGTATCTTGTCATCCGATTCTGATTTTTTATAGCCAAAAGGAATAACACGAGCTCTACGCTTCTTGGTCGGAAACTGTGGCTGTTGCATTAATGATGTCATCTTTCGGTGGTAATATAAATATCCCGTGTGAAACTTTGGCGTTAATGTCCAGTTGTTCTTTCTTGCCCAAGCCTACTCTATCAAGTATTTGTTTTGCCGCTTCAATTCGTATATTTGCCTGCGGTACCGTGCCATCAGCGTCCAGTCCGTTAACCAATCCCATGACAGCTTTTGGTGAATGGGCCGCCAGAACCGTTTCAG